AAGCTCCATTACAACAAAACTATTTATAGAGTTTTAGTCAGTTGTATTTGTCTTAAAGTATTGATATTCTAAGGTTACTGTAAATTCTTCAATAGCACCTGTAGACTCATAACTCAATTCAATTGGGCTTACTGTTGAAGGCCAGCAACCAACAATCTCGTATGTTTTCAACTCTTCATTGTTTTTACCGAGTTGTGTGACTCGCCAGTTTTGTTGAATTTCTTGAAGTGAAACTGTACCTATGTTTCCTTCCATGCTATTGATCAAGTGATTCCACTTCTCAAAAGCGTCACGAAGAGCAAAGTCTGTATCATTGATAATTGTGAGTTCCCATGGTTCAAATGTTCGATCACCAGGAACTTTGAGAACACGACCACGGAAAGGAACTTCGACAGGCTCAACAGTCATGCCTGGGATTGAAGCACCTTTGCAGAGGAAGCGAACTGAGTTACTTGGACCACCACCACCGAGTGTGTTGCCAACTGCCCCGCCGATTGCTCGACCTTGAGCGCCAGCAGCAGCACCGCCGATTTCAGCAAGCAAACCAGAGACCGGACTTGGGAATGTACCCTCGACACGGAATAGGTTTGGTCTTGCACCACCGCCTGGCAACTGTCCTTTGAAATCGTCAATTCTAAGCGTCATTTATTTTCTCCTTAGGCGAATGCGTCTTGAACTTCTTCGAATGCCACACCAGAACCAGTAGCGATGAAACTGAGTGTGATGAAGTTAATTGATCTGTTTGGTTTGATAAAGATATCAGCAACAAACTCGTTTCTGTCAACTACAGAAGCAGGGTTGTTTGAGTCATCACACACAACTTTAAAGTCGGTGATGCCTCTGCGGCCCTTCACATCACGCAAGAATGGCTCAACGAGATTTCTAAACTGCGAACGGGTAAACGAATCGTTGAATTCAAAGAGACTGAACTTCGCTGCTGTTGAGATTGCTTTTTCAAGAACAATGAACAAACGACGAACGTTGATTCTGTCGAACGCACTTGGTCTTGTGAGCAATGTCTTGTCGCCGAAGAGAACTGTTCCTTCGCCTGGGAAAGACACGACTGGGTTGATGCCGTTTCGATACAACTCGTCACGAAGAGTTTCGCTTGGGTTGAATGGAAGACTGATCGAACCGCGAATCTGACCTCTATTGAAACCAGCGGGTGAATACCATGCGTCTGCAACATCTTCTGTTCTTGCAACACAACCAGCAACGTCAGCGTTCAAAGGAACATTGACAAACTGATCATTGTACTTATCAAACATTTTCTTATAGCCACTATCCATAGAAGCGTAAGAACTGTTCTTGTTCACAGAATTCTTGAATGCAATCACGTTGTCTTTTGCTGTTCCAGCAGTAGGACCGATCACATCGTTTGAATATGGAGAGAAGAACACCATGAAGTCTTTATCTGCATCTGCTTGATCGACAAGATTGCCGATAACTGTCTTGCAGTCTGCTTCGTCTTTGCCAGGTTCACCAGCGATAACGATTGCGACATCATCACCTTCGCCTGCGAAGAGTCCGTAGCCTCTTGAGTTAACTGTAAAGTAATCACCTGCACCTGCTGTTAGTGAGTCAACACCACCAGTTAGAACAAGAGAATCTGCATTTGTAAAGCCACCACCAAAACTCAAGCCATAGGTTGAAGTTGTTGTGATGTTTGTGTCTGAAGTATCAGAGCCAGCAGTTGGGAAGTTAGAACCTCCAAGAATGTATTTTGAATCTCTCTTCAGAACGTCTTTCCAGTAGATCGACGAACCATCAGAATTCTTTGCGTTTGAAGCGATTGACAAGAAGCCAAACTTCTCAAGAATCGTACCTGCTTTGCCAGAAATGTTTCCGTTCTTGTCTTTCACAACAACGTGAATTTCATCGTTGCCTGTGCCGCCACCAGAGTTTTTCACTGCATCAGATTGTGCGGGGGCAGAAATAAACTCTCCTGAAAGACCGCTACCTGCGTATGTGCCTGGTGTGAGAAGAGAAATTTGCAATTCATTTCCGACTGCACCTGCATATCTTGAGATGAAGTGAGCATCAACGTTTACACCACCAGATGTAAACACTTGGTCAAAATGGCTCTCTGCTCTTCCTTCGTAATCTGCGTCATTCTTGATAATCAAGTTTGATGCCGTTGCACTTGCAGCGTTTGTCAAACCATTGACACCTGCAAATGCGTTTCTTGCTCTAGCAACATCAGCAACACGAACAACTTTGAGATTGTTGCCATAACCTAAAAAGTTTGCTGCTGAGTGAAATGCTCTGTTTTGAACTGTATTGGTTTTATCTGGACGACCAAAAATAGCCTTAAGTTCGTCTTCGGATGTGATGGTGACAATCTCATCAATAGGACCCTGTTTAAATGTGCCAGCAAAACCAGCAGGAGTCGTAGCGACTGCTGGAATCACACTTGTAAGATCTACTTCAGTGATGGATACACCGGGACTTAATCGAAAAGCCATATGCCTAACTCCTTATCAAGATCGATATCTGATTATATTTATGAAATATGTTATTTACACCACTGTCCAAGTGGTGCCTTCATCATCTCGAAAAGTATTATTATTTAGCCCAGTATCTATAATGCCAAATGGAGTCATTTCTTGCTCCATTTTCTTTATTTGCTCTTCATAGAGAGTCTTACGAATATCAATGTCAGAAATTTCTTTGAAATATGCTTGTGTTGTCATCCAAGAAAATAGTACGAGACTCATCACCAAATCGTCGTGATGGCCTTCATCTGCTTCAAATGAGTTTTTTTTCGATACGAAAGAAACGAGTTCTTGAATAATACTAAAGTCGTTGATTATCAGTTTGTTCTCTTCAATCAACCCTTTTAGAATTGAGCAGCCAACTTTCTTCACTGTGGTTGTTGTTCGAACCCCTCTTTGTGTAGTAGAAGCACCGAAACCACCATCCATGACCTGACCTGCTCTACCTCTTTGTGACGTAAGCATCATGTTTTCATATTCATATTCTTCATATAGAATGTCTGCTACTTGAGTTCCAATGTCATTGAGTTCGACAAGAACTGATGCGCCGTTGTAATCTGTAGCGACTCGATTAATAGCACTTGGATACACCATAGGAGACATCTCGTTGTTGCGAAATGTTGCACACACGTTGTAAGGCATCTGCGTAGTGTCGACCACAACGAAGGCATGATAGTCTGAGCCTGTGCCTCTCGATGTGTCAACACACATTGCATATGTGTGATCTTTTTGTGGCTCTTCATAGACTGAAAGACCATCATCTGTTTTCTTTAGTGGTGTTTTGAATGCAAGAGTCTTGAGTTTCGATGCGTTGACAAGTGTGTTGGTCGAACCGATAAACTCACACTCAAATTCTGTGCGGAACTGCTCAGGTGATGTGTTTCGAATTGTTTCTTTCTTCCACTTTTCATCTCTGCCTGGTATATCAGACCAATGAACTTCAATTGGCACATATGAGTTTCGTTTTTCTTCAGCATCAACCCAAAGTTTGTAAAAAAGATTCAGACCTTTTGGTGTAGAAACAATCAAAACTTTAGTGTCTTGACCTGAAGTAATCGTAGGATAAACAGAACTGAAGAATTCTTCAGCCACATTGTGTGGCACATAGGCAAATTCGTCGAGAAAGATCATGTTGAATGAACCACCACGAACGGCTGAAGATGATGTTGCTGAAGCGAGAATCTTCGAGCCATTTTCAAGAGCGATGTTACCTTTGTTCCATTCTACAATACCTTGCTGAAGCCACTTCGGTAGATTTTCATATGCCAACTTCAGACGAGACAAAAGTTCTCTTGCTGTTGCTAACTTGTTCGCAAGAATAGCAACGTTCTTGTTACCGTTGAACAAGACATAATGAAGAATGTATGAAACAACTGTTGTTGATTTGCCTGACTGTCGAGGAAGTTTTGAAATAACAAAACGATTCTCGTGAATCTTGTTCACCATGTTTTCTTGAAAGTCATACAACTCGAAAGGCACCAGACCTTTATCAAGCGAAACAATCTGAATGTATTTTTTCATAAAGTAGATTGGATCTTTAGAACACTTAACGTACTCTTCGACCTGCTCTTTTGTAAACTCAACTTTGACATTAGAAGCCTTTAGATTTGGGTTGCCAAGATAAGAGTTTTCAATCTGCTTCATTCTTTTTTACCTTGCTTGAAACTTTTTTCACCTGATTGGTTTGATCTTGAATCATTTTTGCAAGATCATCGGTTGAACCAACAAAGAATGCGTTGTTGGTCACGTTCTTAGTTTCAGTTTCTTTTGTAGTCTCTTTCATTTTTCGGTGAACTTCCATGATGTCTTTGTTGATATCAGAAGTCACCTTCAACAATGTAGCAACAACTTCGTATGCTCTCGGTTGATCGCCAGCCATTGCGACACTCATAATACCTTCGATTGCGTCTTTGCTTGATTCGAGCAAATCAAAAAGATTGTCACGCACTTGTAGATAATCTTTTTCTGTTTTTTCACCAACTTGCTTTTGAATTTCTTTTTTCTTTTTCTCAAAAACTTTTGGGATTGATTCAACGTCTTCAGGTAAATCGAGAGCGTCTTTTAAATTTTTATTGTGTGATTCCATCGGTTTGATAATTCTCTATAGTAATAACATAAGGTGCTGTTGCTCCAACATCAAGTCCAATACCTGATGTAACGCCAGCCGTTAGACCAACAGTAATCTTCTCAAGAATGGAGTGTGTTGTACCAGCAGCAGTTGTAAATTCATCTCTAAACTCATTGACGTCCACAATCGCAGTTCGAATGATGCCAGATTTCTTAGACGGACCAGCAAGGAATACTTTCGCAGAGAACGACAATGATATGGTAATCAATCTGTCTTCTTCGAATCCACCTTCGTAGTTGTCTTCAAATGTGACACCTGTGAGTGTGATTGGTAAGTCTGTTTTCTCATCAAGACCATCTAATGAATTGAATGTCAGTGTAAATTCAGGTGAGAAGAATGGTAGAATCTGTTCAAGTATCTGTAAACCATCATCAATGTTGTTAGCAGCAATGTACAAATTGAATTCAGTATCGTAAGGCACTCTTTCGTGACGATAATTCATCTCATTGGCATTGTTGTATGACACCCTTTTTTGAAGAGTGTTTAGTTTTCTTAGTGGATCGTAAGTCATTGAACTGACTTCAAAACCCATTCGGGGCAAAGAAAACTTTAGTTGACCTGTAGTTGGTCGTAGTTTTTGAACAAACTTTTGTTTTGCTGAGTAAGAAAGAGGTATCTTGAATCTTTCTTTTTCAGTACCATCTGTGTTGAATCTTTTGATATAGATATCGTTGAATAGAGTACCGAAACCGGCAACTACTTTTCGTATGGTACTATGATAAAAGGCTTGTGATTGTCCAAACATTAGAATGATCCGAACGGATTAGTATCTGTAAAGTCTACAAAACTATCCGCATACTCCTCAATAAACTGGTTGTCTGCGTCTGATGTGATTGCATTGCCAGCACCCGTAACTTCAAGACTTCTTACGATACCAGTGATGCCTCTGTATGATGTATTGTCTACAGTTGCAACATGGAACATGCTCGCACCGCTGAGTCCTGCTTTCCAAAGACCCTTAGTATCTATAATGGTAAGTTCTGTTGTTGTGGCACCAGTACCTAAAACTGAGAAGATTTCTGCCTGTGGCGAATCTGTTGTTGTGGCACCAGTTGCACCTCCAGCAGGATACTGATAAACGATTTGACCTTTTTCGAAGCCTACGTTGTTGCCTGTTGTTGAATCTAGCAACAAAGTAAGGTTGAATTGTTCTTCTTTGACAATATCATCAATGTCATCAAGTCCAGTGTCGAAGTCTTCTTGACTCGGTGTAAACAATTCACATGACATTTCAAACACATAGTTTTGACCGAATTGATAAAACGGTACTTCATCTTCAACAAACTTGATTTCAAAAATACCATTGTTGAAAGGAAAGAAGATCAAGTCTCCTTCTTTTGGTTTGTCTAGACTTGTTTCTTGCGTGAAACGATATTTCGATAAAACAAGTTTTACAGTGTCTCGAACTTCAAGACCAAATTTTGCTATGAAATCACCATCACCTTCAAAACCATCAACGCTCGAAACATAAAGTTCGAGTGGGTAAGCCTCATTAAATTGCGATATTAGATCTTCACCAAAGATAGCATCAATGTCAACAAACGTTCTTGGCATGTAGAAGCAATCAACACCACCGTACTTGATCATCTCTGCGATGATGTCTTCTATAAGGCGTTGTTCGTCAGTGTTGTTGAAATGGTTGAAAAAGTGATTTGTACCCATATTAACCCACTATGAAATCTGGAGGCAACTCGAATCTTTCTTTTGCTTCTTCTTCAATTTTTTCTAATTCTTGTATCGCATCATCGTACAATGCTCTGCCGTTGATTGAAACACCACCAGGCAACTGCACACCCTCGAACTTAATTAGATTTTGACCCCATTGCTTTTTGATAATCGCGGTGAGATAATCTTTCAAAAGTCTTTGCTTGAAAATTTCTGTATGTGTTGTTGGATCTAGAATTCTATACGCTTCCATCACAATGTAATCACCGACCGCAAAGTTATCGTCCATATCTGTTTCAATGTGCAGTTTGTTTGTTACTGTGTGATAACGAATTCTTTTGTCTGGTTGTAAAATGTCTTGCACAAGATTCATATATTGTTGATACATGGTGTAATGAATCATATCTAATCGACCAATGGTGTAAAGATCGTTTAGTGCTAATTGATAACGAATGTCAAACATGTTAACTGTTCGACCAGGAATGCTGAATATTTTTGTAACGCTTACGATTAGATTTGCTGCATCAACACCACCTTCAGCAGTAAGATCAATAAAGCCATTATTGATATTATCTTGTGTGATCTGATGTTTTAGATACACTCTCTCAATACCATCATAGTGGTACTCAGAGAAAAACTGAAAAGCGTCATCGGCTCGATCCTGTAACTGATCATCATCAACATTAATTTCAACAACAGGCTTACCGAGTCTTCTCAGACAGTATTCAATTAGTTCTTGTCTGTTTGTTGGTTCTGCCATTTACTTTTTTTCTTCTTCTTTTCTTGGTTACTGTTGTGTCTTTTGGATAATCAGACTTGATTTTTTCACGAAGAACCTGAATTTGTTTGATGTGAGAATCGTCAAGATTTTTCTTTTCGACGATGTGTTCCCACAAGGCAACTACGAGTTCTTCAACTTTTGGATACTCAGATCTTCTTTTCTTTGTGTATTCAAGTCTTTTTTCTTGCTCTCTTTGAACAAGTTTTTCTGTGTCTGCTGTATCTTCATCTTCGACTCGTTGAAGTTTTAGAAACTCATCAAGTCTTGAAATGTATCGATCACCTTCGATCCATTTTCTACCAATCACAAAGGTTTCTACACCATCACTCCATGTATGTGTTTGGTCTGGAATGTAGGTGACAGAAATTGCCTTTGATGGTTTTTGATAATCAGGTTCAAGTTGAAGAAAAATTTCAAAATCAATCTGAATGTCATTGATAATAATCTTATCGTTTTCGTGTTTAAAAAATATCATCCAACAATATCTCCAAATTCGTCTACTGTACTTGTGCTATCGGCAGATAGAGAGCCAGTAGAGCCATGATGATCAAGAGTGGAAGAGAAACGAATTGTGTAATCTTTGAATGTGTTGTTCGCATTCGTCACACCAAGAGATGTTGTCTTGAGCAAACCTTGATCGCGGTGATGAATCACACCACCAATTGCTTTGAATCCTGAACCATCGTCTGCGCCTGGTGAACTGTTTGGTCCGTTGGCAATCGCTGCCCCACCACCGTTGATCACAGTAGAGTTGAATAGGGAACGAATGCCTTCTTCCATGTTTAGTGCAGAGACAAGAGTTTTGTTTAGCGTAGAATTCTTTGTTGCAATAGCACCGATTCTGTTTCCGACTGCAACACTCTCAGCGTCTTCTGCGAATGAAGTAAGAGACTCGCCTTCGAAGTTGTTTATGTCACGATCAGTCACAAGCGAGTTGTTGGTAGAGAGATAACCAACACCGCATCCGTTAACACTAGAACCTCTTGTCTTGATAATCGAACCGTTGCTTGCGAGAATTCCAACACCTGTGCAACCAGAAACTTTCAAGTTTTCTGCGTCGATGATGCCACCATTGTCTGCTACGACACCATTTTTGAAACCAACAACACCAACATTGTCACCAATAGTCAATGTTGCATTTCTTGATGCATGTAAGCCAAAGTTCATTTGACTGGTTGTTCCTGTAGAGTTGATTCCCTGACCAGATTCAAAGATGATGTCGTTAATAGCAATTTTCGAATTGTCTTTGACAAACAAACCAGTATCGTTGCCTGAGAAACCTGCAAACTTGAATATTGTTCGAACAACTTTGACTTCTGGATTTCCTGTAATGCCTATCAGTGAAGAAGCCGTAGCACTAATCGGTGAAGAACCAGCGATTGTTCCTTCACGATATTGTTGCGGCAGAGAACTTTCAATTGTTGTGGTAATTTTTTCTGTCGTATAGTTGATATTGGTAATCTTATGCAAGCCTTGAATTGCAAATCTATTCGAACTTTTTGCGTAACTACCACCTGTCAGATTGCTGTCGGTGATATTTGAAACAGAAAGATATTGTCCTGTTGTGAGTCCAGCAGTTGTGTTCACCTCAAAGGTTGCATTATACGCACCATTTGAACCTGTAATCTCCACATGACCGGTAAGACTTCGAGTAAACGATGATCCGCTAACTGTGTACATATATCCTCTTTGAGGATTAATCGTCAGAGGAGCATCGAAAGTAAAGAATCCAGGATTGAAGAAAAGATTCATGTTGGTATTAACATCTGCAACTTCGTCTTTTCTAAACTCATAATAACCGTCTAGTTCAATTGATCTGTTTTCGCTTGATCTTACTCCACCTAAATTTGTTTTGTCTTTTTCTGTGTCTGATTGAAGTGGTTCAATAAGGAAAGAAGACTGGAAAAGATCGTTGTTTGCAGAACCCGTCAACGTATTGACAGTATTTTCTCCTGCTTGTGCGACAGAGTTGCTGGCAAAAGCAGAAGCCCCATCATTAAAGAAGAATATAGTTGGTATCTTATTATTTGGAACAGTCTGTGTTGTTGCCTTTAAAACATCTGTAAAGTTTTGAAAAGTTTTAACTCTCGTGTTCGATGTGTTTCGAATACCAGTCGCAACTTTTTGTTCTCCAGTAGCACCAGTAGGTCCTGCTGGACCTGTTCCGCCTGTGCTACCAGTCGTACCAGTTGCACCCGTAACACCAGTCGTACCAGTCGCTCCCGTGGCACCCGTTGCACCTGTTGTTCCTGTTGCACCAGTTGTACCTGTAGAACCTGTAGAACCTCCAGGACCAGTTGCACCTGTCGTACCTGTGTCGCCAATCTCAACTGTTTTACCTGTCTGTCTTCTATAGCGAATGATATAATCAATTGCCATAAACGGAGTGTGTGTAGAGAATGGTAGTCCGCTGCCTGTGCTTCCGATTGTAAACGAAGAAGAGTTTACATCTACATCGAAAACAAAACCACCTGTCAGAGAACCAGAAGCATCCTCTTTATTGAGTGTATGGGCGTGCGACGGCAGTTGAGAGTTTGTAAGAGTTGTTGTCTCGCTACCACCGATTGTACCAGATGCTCTGTCGTTGAGATTTTCACCCTGTTGAGCACCAAGAATGAGTCTTGAGCGTAAGTCAGGAATGATAAACTTGTTTCCTGCGTGGGTTAGAGAGAAGTCAGGACCTGATCCTGTGAGAGCATCGCCAGCAGCAATACTTGTAACACCAAGAGCGTAGATTTTAAGTGTATCATTAGCACTATAGTTGAAAGACGTACCACCAGAAATACCTTCAAGATACTGAAGAGTCACAACTTCAGACTGAGCAGATGCTCCTGTAACACCAACGACGCTGTACTGATCAGAGCCATGAACAACATAAAACTTGTCACCGTTTTGAAGTGAGTGATTTTTTGTTTGGCCAATGTTAAATGGCACACCGTAGTTTTCACCAACTGTTCCTGGAAACTTTACGCTCGCAGTAAGGGAGCCTGACGCAGAACCAGTAAAACTCGCAGAGATGAAATACTTGTCTTTGACAACAGGAAACAATTGACTGTATTCTTTTGTTTGTGATCCAATACCCATAGGCACTGCATCGCCGTAGCAAAGAAGATAGTTGCCAGGTTTTCTTCTTGGACCACCTGCAAATGGCATGATTGTGCCAACAGGTGTAACGAGAGAAGCAGACTCGTTCTTTACATTGCCAAGTGTGTTGACAACAATGCCCCGATTCTCTGCATTTGAAATGATAACAGGTTTAAAAACTTTGGATGTATCTGTTGGTTCTGTCTCTGTCAGTTTTCCG